ACCAAGTGCTACTAATATTTGTTGTTTTAAATCCATTTGTCTTTTTTTTATATAATAGAATTAATTATTGTTTGTTTGATTTTGTAATATTTCATTTAAAGCAGATAGTATTTCTTCATTTGTAGGTTGCTTTTGCATTTTTTCAAATTTATTGACAAAATATCCTTCAATACTTAAACCACGTAGTTCTCCTTCTTTAATCTTAGCCCACATTTCATCATTCTCAATTTTCATCTTGACAAACCAAGTTCCGTCAGGTAAATCAAAGCCATATAACTTAGATTTGTCTTGTTCGCCTTCTTTTATCCAACTTTCTATAGTCAAAACACCTGATACTCTATCTTCGTGTTGATATGTAGCTTTATGGTGGTTGTTATGCTTTAAATATAACTCACTAGCTTGTCTTACTGTTTCTTTTGAAAAATACACATAGTAATTACTGTCAGTATTAGGATCATATCTAAATATTTGTTTGTTAGGTATTAATGCAGGACTTACTAGCATTCTTTTCTCCTCATCTATCTTAGCTAGTGTAAGATTGTTTTTGTCCTTACCAAAAAATACGAAATCTTGCTCTATTGCAGGACTTGTAACTAAACTGATAGCATCTATTGTTAATTCTTCGCTTTCATCAGAAATTACAAGTTCTATAATTTTAGTTGCTTTTCTTTTCATAGTATATAATAGATTTATTGTTAATTTATTTGATTTTTTATATAGTAGCCCTTCTACGTATATTAGCTAACTTATTTTGATTGTTAGTCATATCATCTGTTACTACGTATGCTTGTACAGGTTGTGTTTCTTCTCCTCCTCCTAAAGTAAAACGACCACTAAGCATTTCAGGTGCAGGAGTACCTGTATCTGCAGGTGCAGTACCACCACCACCTCCTCCTGGTACATCTGTAGACAATATTCTCTTAACATTTGCTAACCCATTAATAATAACGGCTGCTGCCATAGGGAATTTAGCTACAGTAGGTAAAGTTTTGTCTGTAAATACTGCATTTGCACCCTCATAGGCACTCATTACTGCATTTGCTACTGCAAGTTCTTTACTTTCTGATGCAAAACTACTAATTGCACTTAACATAGCTGAATAACCACTAATTTTAGCTTTTGCTACTTCTTCATCTGACTTTTTTCTCAATTCGTTACCTTCTAAGTAGTTATCTAAAACAGTATTATCTGCTTTTTGAATACCTTTTGCCGATTTTTCTGCTAATCTTGGCATTTTAGTAAGAGTACCCATTCTTTCTTGGTCTGCTGCTTGTATTTCTTTTAATCTAGCTACTCTTTCTGCGTGTATTTCTCTTTCTAAGCTATTTACTTCAGTTGCTACCCTTCTTCTCATTCTAAAAGAAGCTGTTTCTGTTTCAATTACTCTAGCCCTAAGAGTAGCAAGTTCTCTTTCATCTTCTGCAGAATTTTCAGATAACTTCATTTCTGCTTCTTGTATTTTCATACGTTCTTGAGCAAGTTTTAATTCTTGTTCTGTAGTTTCTGCTTCTAATTCAAGTGCTAATTTTAAATTTTTCAACCTTTCTTCTGCTGACTTAGTTTCATCTTCTGCAATTAACCTAGCTTTCTCAATTTCTCGTCTAGTAGCAGCTTTTTGAACCATAAACTCATTATCTGCATCTCTTAATTCTTGTGTTCTTCTTTTAAGTTCAACCATAGCAGATACTTCTTTACTTACTTCTTCAGTAACGCCTGTAAAAGCACCTTTTACATCTTTTAAAGTTTTTAAGAATGGTTGGTTAAATATATTTACTAGAGTTTCTCCAACTCTTGAAGCCCTATCTGTTAAAACATCTACAACTGCACCTAATCCTGTAAAAGCCCTACTTAAAGCATCTGCACCTCTTTTAGTATTAGTAAAATATGATACTAAAGAACCTATTGCTATTACTAAAGCACCAATACCTGTAGACATTATACCTGCACGTACTGTAGCAAATGATTTTTTTGCAGTTAAAGCAACTGTTTGCAATCCCTTTTTAACACTATTAAGAGATACACCCATAATTCTAAACTCACTAGCTAATCCTTGTGCATCTTTTGTTACTTCTCCTATGTTTGTTTTTACTTCTGCATTTACTACTTCTTTTGCCATAATTATATTGTTTGTGTTATTTTATTTTGCCATAATTTTATACTTGCAGTCCATTGTATTCTTGTTTCTTCTAATCCTGTTACTGCAACTCCAAATGATGTAGCCGTTGCATCTTTCATTTGTGCAGAAATATTTAATCCACTTGTACCTGGCGCTACTATATTAGTAGAAGATTGAGAATATTGAGAAGCTAGTCCATTTGTAAACTTTACTGCACCTGTAATTTGCACATAGCCATACTCCCCTGCATTACCTTCTCCTACACCTATGTTTACACCTATTACATTTGCTTCAAAACCTATTACAGAGTTTGCTACCTTTTCTATAAACTTATTTGTAATGTATTGAGTGTATAATGATGTTTCTGTAGCATCTGTAGTATTACCTGATTGTTGTACAAAAGATGTTTGTGCTAAAGCTAAGGTAGTACCATAACCACCACCACCTATTACTACTTCACCTTGATTTTTTGCTTGTCCAAAAGTACCTGATATTATACTTGTGTTTTTTAAATCTTTATCTACTACATTTTTGCTTCCTGTAATCATTACATTAAGATTATCTCCTGCTGACTTATTATCAGAACCTAATAAAAATGAATTTTCAGTACCTAAATTTGTAGTGTTTAAATCTCCTTTAATTATATTATGTACATTATCTGAAGTGTTGTTAATTTTTGTGTTATATTTAAAAGCAGTACAAGTTCCTGTAGTTTCATTATAAGTATAGCCGTAATCTTGACAAGTTATTTGATTTGCTCTTACTTCATTTGTACCATCAGTAAAAACTACTTCTCCTGTTTGATTTATGTAACTAGGTTTTATGCTATATTGTTTTTTATACTCCATTATCCTATTAATATAAATTCAACTGTAGATAAGTCGTTGGGTTTATAATCTATTCTATTAACTCTATATTCTCTATTTTGTATCATTACTTTATCATTAAATTTAAAAATGTTTATATCTGCTGCATTTAAATTTACTTTTAACGTCATTATTCTTGTATCAGGATTATACAATTCATTATAGTAAGGTGCATAATATGTATTATATAAATTATCTACAGGTGTGTAAGGTATTCCAACAGGATTTATAAGCTGTAATGATTCAAAATTATAATCTTCTGTAGTTGTTGTTGTAGGATTTACCTCTGATAAGTGAGTAAATTGTCCAAAGTATGCTTGTTGCTCACTAAGCAATCCGTTCTGTTCAGGTATATAGTATGTAGTATTGCTATTTACTTTGCCGTTATCATATAATATTCTAGGTTTGTTATCAAATCCTTTAAACTCGGTTTGATCATCATTAGATGAATATATAGCAGGTGTAATAAAATCAGGAAACCTGTCATATAGTGGTTTTACTACAGTAGCAGCAAAAGGAGTAGCTTTTATTTCTTCTTCTTCTGAAAGTAAAGAAAAACCAAATAAATTAAGTGCATCAAATATTTTAGAACCATATAAAACACCACCAGTACCATTTTTATATAAAGTAAAAGGATAATCTTCGTTATCTTCTTCATATTTAAAAATTGTTTTTTTCTTTAATTCAATAGGAGTTAGTTTTATTTGTGTTGCATCTATTTTTTCTGTCCAATCGTGTTGTATGCTTCTTGCTGCTAAGTTAGTTCCTGCTGTGTTAGAAATAAAAACATCTGAATAAGGTTCTATACTTAAATTATTAGCATTATCAGGATTTGGTATAGTAACTAAATTAAACAAAGTAAATATACCTTTAACGAAATCCCATTGTCCTAAATCTCCTCTTTGTGTGTTTAACAAAGTAGAATTTATTACAGTTGTTAATCCTATTGTAACATTAAAAGTAGAACCTTGTCCTGCATTTTGAAATAACTCAAATCCTGCTGACGAAGAACTTTTAAATTGAAATTCTAAAGTTTCATTTGTGCTTAAAGTAAAATATATTGTGCTTTGTATTACTGTAACATTACCTGTTGTACCAGTAAAAGATGTAGAATAAATAGTATTTACAATAGTACCACCACTATCTTTTTTTACAATTCTAAAATCTCCTGTATTATTAGCTAATGCTTTTAATAAAATATAATAATCTATTTTGTAATTTACATTTGTTGTTTGTCCTACAAATTTATTTGTCGTATTATTCCAACCCATATCTGTAGTAAACTCATTATATGTTAATGGTATATTTTGATAAGATGTAGTAGATTGTAAACTTGTTATACCTGATTGAAAACCATAACGACCTAACTTAGTATCACTAGGCACTTCTCCTGTAAAGTTAAAGTCCATAAATAACTTACTAAATTTATTTGAATTTAAAAAATTAGATTCATAAGTAAACCCTGCTTCTCTCATTATATTGTCAAATAAATATTTACAATTTATAAAAGGTCTAAAAGCATCTTCTAGCTTACTTAAAAAAGGTGTACCATCAGGTATAGATGTAGTAGGAGAGGTTAATGATATACTACCTGTCCAATCAACAAAAGGATATTTTAATACTTGTGTTGTAGTATCTCCTTGATTCCCAGCAAATGAATTTACACCTAAAGCTGTCAATAAAGTAATTCCTGTACTATCCCAACTTGCTTTAATATTTGACTTATTATAGTTATGATCTAATTCAGATAAATCTAAATCTTTAAATGTTTTTTCTTTAAGTGTATCTACTAAAGCTATAGCTTCTGAATATAAATTTACATTGTAGCTTATTTCTCCTTCTTGGTTTATTATATCTATTATTCTTAAATAACCTTTAAATATATTATATCCATCTTGTTTTAAAATACATTCTGTTTTTACATAAGGATTAAAGCTAAAAGCATCTTGTGTTTTAGTTACTTCAAATAAGTGTGTAAAAATTTTATTGTTTCTCTTTGTTGCAGGTAAATTAAAGTCCTTAGAATAACTTTGTACCTTTTCTGCTGCATTTTTAAAATTGTCTATAGACAAAGTTAAAGGTATATCTTCATCTTCGTATAAGTCGCATATTACTTGTCCATCATCTAAATCAGTAAACACTAAAGTAGGTTGTTGTGCAGATTCTTGTATGCTTATTTTATTTATATGTACTGTAGTACCATTGTCATTTTGATATGCTAGTAACAATATTTCTTCAGAACTATCTGCTGTAAAAGTTAATGTCTGAGTACCTGTACTTCCTGTGCCTATTGAAGTAAATAATGTTTGACCACCAAGTGTTTCATATTGACTTGTAATATTACCTTGTGTACCTACAACTAACAAACCACCTGCACCTGCTTGGGTTATGTTTATAGTTAAATCATATACTGTATTTTGTGTTAACCCTATTATTTTTTGGTATACTCCTGAACTAGAAGTAGAACCATTTGCTGAATATAATTGTAATTTGTTAGCATAACTTTGAGAAGGCATAGTTACAGAAGCAAACGTACCACCAGTACTTCTAAATTTTTTCCAAGCAGCAATACCTACAGAATTGTTTATTGCATCTAATCCAGGATCACTTGCAGTAGAATCATAACCTGTCAAATTATTAATTGTATTGAAGTTTTGATTATCTGCTACATATTCATTAAATACGGCTATAGATGTAGTTGAATACCTACCTTCATAATTTTGTGGATATAATACTAATTGTACACTCATTATATTGCTTGTGTTCTTTTAACTTTAGTTTTTTCTAACTCAAATGTATACTGTATAAGCTTATCATTTGCTTTGCTCTTTCTTGTATAACTTGATGTCATTACTCTAACAGGTTCTACATATTTATTTACAGTACCATATCTTGAATCATTTGTATTACTGTCATATCCATTTAATATATATACTTCTGGACTATTTATTAAGTCCTCAAACCATATTGCATCTGCATCTACTAAGTAATCAGTATTTATACGAATTAACTCTTTAGTGTTTACTCTAAAGTTTTTCTGACCACCTTTATAGCCATTTATTTTAAAAGTGCTTTCATTCCAAGTACCACCTAATTGTGTATAGGTTGTTTTGTTTGTAGTTAATTGTCTTACTGACTTTTTAGTAAAAGTATAGTAATCCCAAGTTCCGTGTGGGTTTAACCAAGTCAATCTTATACCTTCAAAACCTTTGCAATCATCTGTTATAATGTTTATTCTATATATTTGACTTATAGCTTCATCTTCATCATCAAATGCTTGTAATGTATAATAGCTTACATTTGCTCTTTGTGCTACCCAAGTTGCATTAGCTGCACCATCTAGGTTAGCAGGGAAAGCCCCAAAAAACATTACTCTTGTATTAGAAAATTGATTTGTGTAATTAAAACTACCATTAGCCATAGTAGTATTTACATTAATTGTAGAACCTATTTGTACTCCTGAACTATTGTATAAATTAATTTGTATGTAATTAACCATATTTATAGTCGCATTGTCTGTACCTACTTGAAAGCTATTCTCAGATACATTTAAAAAGTTAAAAAATGATAGTGTACCATAATCACTTAATCTTGCATATTGTATAATAGGTGCATTACTTATAAACTTTCCTAAACTTCCAAAGTAATCATTAAAAACTATTTTATTTTGATTTAGATTGTAACCATAATCTGCACCTGTTTGTTTTAGTGAATCATCATATTGTATAACTCCATTATATGTTAAATAGTTTTGACTTCTTAATGGTTTACCATTTCTTAACGTAGCTAAACTAGAAGTTAAATAATATTCTATATTAAATACTACTGTAAAAAAAGTAACAACTTTATTATTGTTAGAATACTTGTCAATTAAGTGTATAGGATGTGGTGTATTTTCTGTAAAGGCAACTGTCTTAAATGTACTAAAAATTGTATTGTCAAAATTAGTACCATCATATTCAGGACTTACATAGCTTTCTATAATTGGACTTATAGAAAATATGCCTACTCCTTTGTTGTTAGGCGTTACTTTTAATGTAGCTACTTTAGATGTACTTAATCCTAAATCTGCTATCTTTTGATTTACATATATTTCAGCAGTAAATTTAGGTTTGTAATAATTAGCTACTGTATCTATATCTGATACTGTAAATATTATATCTTGACCTACTGCTAAAGTTTTATATAGTGGTTTTTGTTCTATTATTAATGCCATTATTTTGTTATTATATTTTCTATATCTTGTTTTACTGCTTTACCTACTTTATCATAAAACCCTCTTAATTCTAGTTGTAGTGGTTTTTGAAAAAAACTTATACCTTCTATACCTTTAGTATATATTTTATTAGATATTAAATATTGTAAGCTTTTGCGTGTTGTAAATCTCCCTTGTGTATCTCTAGGTGCTATCCCTCTACGAACTATCCATTTATCTAATAAACTCATAGGTGGTCTTTTATTAGTGTATTTATATGGACTTTCTTTTCTTTGTCCTTTATAATCTACATAATATCTTTTTACATTAGTTCCTGATACTCCTTTATCCATAAAAGTACCATAGTCAGCCATAAAAAATTCTACAGATAAATTTTCTTTGTCTTTTTTAATTCTAAATTTTATACTATTAAGTAAATCTCCTGATACTACCTTCTTCTTTCTCTTTAATATACCTTTAGCTTTATTGACTACACTTTTACCGAAACTATTTAAGTATCGTTCTAATGCTACCATTATACACTAGCTACAAATATCTCTACATCTAAAGTAGCAGCAGGTTTAACTTGCATAGAAGTTAAAGACAACATTGTACCAAAACTTGGAGATGTATCTGCTTCTGCTAACATTACTGCACTTGCTGCACTTAATATATGTGATTCTCCTGCCTTTAATTCTACTTGATATAAAGTAGTTGTTCCTACTACTGCTAATTCTAATGTATTAGTAGTGTCTAAATTAGTTATCCTAATATATCTAACATCTTCTCTGTCTATTTGTACTGCTGAACCATAAGAATTAGAATCAAAAGCTGCTAAAAAAGTAGTTTGTCCTGTAGTACAAGTTACAATTCTTTCATATACGTTATTTATTCCTGTTGTTGTTACAGTATTAGTAGTACCTCGTACTGCACCATTTAGTGTAACACTTTCTGTTACTGTTGTTGTTAAATCTGCCATATTATTTATCTATTTGTTTTAATTTATTTATTGCCCAATTTACTCCACTTTTCCCTCCCCAAGCATCATACATTAGCCCTCCACAGCCCTCGCTATAAGGTACATCTGCGTGTTGCTCGTGTCTTTTAAATGAAGCCATCCTTGCTATAGTATCTCTACTTATATTTTCTTTTCTTGCTAATTGTCCTGCTCTTGTCCAACCTACTCTAGTACCACAATCACTTCCGTTCTCCTCTTTCCATTCTATTGCTCTCTTTGCATTGTTACTAGCTGAATCAGGATAGTCATTATAGCTTTCTAGTCCTATACTTATTTCTTCTAGCTTCTCTAATATATCTTCATATTTCATAAGTAATCTTTGGTGGTATTAGTTGTATTGTTAATTTTCCTATTTTTATTTTAAACATTATTTACCTGCATAAGTTGTATCTTGTGGTGCTATACAAGTATTATAGTCATTCTCTATTATTATCGGTAATGTAAACACCCATCCACTTACTGAGTTATCAAATCTTTCTGTAAACGGCTCTATCGTTACATCCCCTTCTGTAAAGTATGCAGGACTTTCTCCGTGTGTTGTATTAGATAGATATAAACTTTCTCCGTTCTTTAGTGTACCTATTAAGTCGTTACAGATACTAAGACAATCTGATAATACTTCTTGCTCATTACTCTGGTCAGGAAAAACTAAGTCCATAACAAATATCTGAAAGTTTAAAGTCATTTGATTATTTTGAGCAACTGCATTAACAGGATTAATGTGCATTAAAGGATATAATGTATTCTTCTCTAAGTCAATCTCAAATATATCTCCTGTTGTTACAGTTTTGATTTGAAACTGATTGTTACCTAATTGTTTTAGAGTATCTATTGTATTATTATAATTCTTAAAATGTGTCATCTTTTAACTTTTTTAGTTTCGTTTAAATCAACCTCATAAGTAAGCCAAGTCAAACATTCATATAAACTTAATTTAGTTATCCTTTCTAAATTTACTATCTCTCCATTTGTCAATCTATACATTACTCCGAACCAACCCCACTTACTTGCAAACTTTTCGTCTGTAGTGATTGTATCTCCTGATTCACTCGTTCCGTTAAATACAACGGCAAAATCGTTGATAGTTCGTTCCCTAAAGTCCAAAAAAAAACTAATGAACTATTAACATCCTTTGCCTTCATCTTTTTAAACTTTTCTGCTCTCATCCTAACCTCGCTTCCGTTATAAGCCGTTATAGAATATTTTTTGCCATTCTTCTCTACTATTGGTCTATAAAGAACTGCCATTATTTTAGCTAGGTTATTCTCTATTCCTGCCTGTATGTAAGTTTCAATATCGGCATAAGCACCAAGACATATTTCACTTAAATCTGGATGAAACCCATACTCTATTCCATCAACTACAATTATCCTTCTTAACTTACTATTAGCATCCTTTTGCAATTCTGCTATTTTATTTAAGATATTAGATACATCATTAATACCTAGTTCTTTAATTAGCTTCTTAGGTATGTCAGATAATAAGCTAATTGTATCTAATGCTTCTTTGGACTTTGACTTACTATCCATAGTAATTAACTTAGCCCATTTTTCAAGTGTTACATCATTCCAACTGTTTATAAGATTGTAAGTATTTCTCTTACCATCCTTCTTAATGTTTACTTGCATAATATATAATAGAATTATTTGTTATTTAGTTTAAAATCGTTATGTTTGCCCTGTTTTCAGAAAGTTTTTGTTTTTTAAAGGTGTAATTCTTAGGGTTGCACCTTTTCTTATTGTACAAAATACTTACCTGCATTAGGATTGTCTAAATGATATATTACGTTATACCTGATTGAATCCAATGCGTGATTGAAACTATCTACATATAGCTTACTGCCTTTGTCTGCATATACATAGTTATTTAACTCTTTAATTATGTTTGTTGATTCAGAAGTTACTACTAACTCATAATCTTGCATACGAGTTACACCACTTTCTATCGTTCCTTTCTTTACAGGTTTTATGTTTACTCCTAAGTGCCTTAAATCTTCTATCAATCTAGGTTCTGCACTATCTGCTATAATTAGCTTATTATCTACTTTAGCTAATACTATCTTAGCTAACTCGTGAGATTTTAAGCCATTACGATATATATGTTCTTTTATGTATATCTTCATTTTCTTTTTATCTATAGCTACTTCTGTTAGTGAATCAGGATCAACAGAAAAACCAAAGTCCATACCACAAGATGTCTGTAAGTTATCAGGATTAAATTCTCCTATTGTCCAATTATCAAATACAACCCCTTCTGCTTTGTCTAGCCAACCACCTAATATTTTGTGTTGATACTTCTTAATGTTAGTGTTTTTAATTCTATAAATCCTTTCTAAGAAACTTTTAGATAGGTTAGCTTTATTATCTAAGTATGTAGAGTGTATATAGCACACATTGTCCTTAATGCCGTTAAATCCACTTAAAACACCTCTCTCCTCAAAGAATCGTTTATATATCCAATGTTCTTTAGTTACAGGATTTAAAACTAAGATGATTCTATTCTGGACTTTCTTTTCTCTAATACTAAGGTCTATAGTATCAAATATGTTCTCATCAATAAGTTCTTCAGCTTCATCTAACACCCAACAGTTAATACCTTGTAATGATTTAAGAGAAGCCGTTTGATTCCCTGATGATGTCTTTATACCTCTAAATAGTATATCACTCTTTGTTGATGTATTGACTACTTCTGATTTGTTTATGCTAAAGATTGTATCTAAACCTAATATGCCTATCTTTTCTAAGAACTCAGGTATAATAGATAAGTGAGCAGAAACCATTGTGTATCTTGTAAACAATACTCTTACGTTTTGCGACATAGTTAGTAGAGTTAAGAATACTGTTACTGCATAGGACTTACCTGATCCACGCCCACCTGTTATTATATAGTACCTACAATCAGATGAAAATAATGCACTATACTTTTTATTCAGTTTCGGATTCAACGAAGTTTATTATTGGTATGTTTAAAGTTTCGCTATTACTCGTTACATCAACTCTTTGTTGTGGTTTACCATAAAAGTATTCAAAGAATAACTTAACTGCCCATTGTTCTTTATTCTTTAAACCTATCTCTAATGACTTTAAAGCATCAGGGTTCATAGGTGTTAAGTTCTCTATTAGCTTTTGTTCTTCTGCTTTACTTTTACGACCTGCACCCTCTCTTTTACCACCATTGTTTATTCTCTTGTCCATAATTGATTTAAATTGATTATTCAATTCTATTATATAATAGAAATATATATTATTTGTTTTGTGATTGGTGTTTTATCATTCTATTTTCTATACTTTCTTGTATAGCATTTTTGTTTACAGGTAATAACTTAGAAACTAAGTATGCTTGTGTTTCTGCTAATAACATTAAACCTTCTTTACTTAGTTGTACATCTTCTTTACCTTCGTAAGCAGATTCTATTGCAGTTGCTATTATTTGTGCTTGTAAATTATTTATAATCATAATTGTTTTTGTTTAGTTAATTGTATTCATTTGGTAGCATTAATCTTATACCTAGATCAGACAAAGCCCATATTCTTATTTGTTCTGCATATACTTCAAATGATTTTGTGTTTAAAGATGTTGTACTTAGTATTTTGTTTAGTCCTATCTTTCTGTCGTTTATCTCTATCATTTCCCATTCGTTCAAAAACTTAGCCCTTAGTATATCGTGCATTTCATCATTAAAGTAACCTAACTCTTGTGCTAATACTTGTACTATACACTTCCAATAGTAATTGTTCTGTACGTTTGATCTTGTGTTTCTGTGTTTTTTAACCTCTACAGTATATGGACTTTCTATATCTTTTAAATAGTTTACTAATTGCATTTTATCTTTTTTATCGTGTATTACAAATTTCAAAATAATTCTGTTTGATTAATATCTTCTTTTTTTACTATACCTAACATTGTTTCAAATATTATTTTACCATCTTCATAATATACTAAATTATTACACATTTTTCTTTTAGATTGTTTACCATTATATTTGTTAAAATCGTAGTCGTGATAATTAGACATAACTTCTATATGATTTTTTATTCTTGTAAAATCAGGATTTTTTTTATTACTTAATGTATTCGGTAAGTTAAAATTTGTCCAATATAAATGTCTACCTCTTTTTTTTGCAGGTATTAATGGTTCATAAAAAGGTATAACATTTTCTACACAATATTTACCATTATAAAAATTATCTAAAAATATTATTTCTTCATATAATTTCATATCAGGATATTTCATTTTACTTTTAGTTTTTAATGAAATTTGTAATCTACTATGAGTAGGACAAGGTGGTGAACTCCATATAAAGTCGTATTCTTTATAATGGTCTAGTAAATATTGATGTGCATCATCTACAATTACTTTATCATTAGGAAATCTTTCTTGATATAATCTTGCACATTCAGGGTCAAGTTCTACTGCAGTTACTTCTATATCATCTTTTACTTCGTTCCACTTGTATCGGTTACCACCAAGACAAGCATATAAGTTTAGTATTTTCATTAGCTTGTAAGTTTCTCTTTTGTATCTTTCCACATTCTATCTTTTCTTTTACTTAATGATGGTTCTGTTCTTCTTATATTAGGAAAACCTCCGAACTCTTTAGATACTTCTTGCATATAAGCACCACATTTACATAATGCTTCTCTTGTTCTTACTTTACCATCAACTACTTCTAATGTAGCTTTAGATAGTTTTCTTGTGTTACCACAAACATTACATACATAGTTTAACATAGTTTTTGTTTTAAAATAAAGGAGAGTATTAACATTTAATATTATTATTAATGGCAATATGCCTACTCTCCCTTATTATATATGATTTATTCTAACATTCTTCTTCTTCTTTTGTTCTATCTCATCTAACTCAAATTCTAAATGATGTATAGCTTTCTTTATACATTGTTCAGGAGAGTTATGTTTAAAGTTTGCTCTTAGTAGGTAGGTAACGGCATTACCTACATTCCAACTTAATTCCCAATCTGATATAACTTTCCTAGCTTCGTATTTATAATTTTTTCCTATATAATAATCAGGTATTTTATTTTTCATATTCATTTACTATTTTTTTAATTGCTTGATAGCAGTTATTTAAACAAGTACCACAATTACTTGTAGGTTTATAGTTAGTGCCAAATATTGTGTTGTATAACTCAACCATCTTTTTTTTTACTGTTACATTCTTTGCTACTCCTGTCTTTATATCATCCCAAATCAATAGACATTCTTCTATTAGTTCTTCAGGTATATCATCAGGTCTTTCTACTTCTGTTGTTTTACTCCAATACTTCTGTGGACATTCCATTACTCCTATCCTAGCTTTTACTTTCATAAAACATAAGCAGACCTTACAAGTACCTGTAGGTTTAAAGTAATATACACACTCTCTACATAATGCTATACGTTCTTCATATATCTCATTTTTTACAAAGAAGTTAGTCATCTAATAATTCTTTAAGTTGCTCTCTTACTTTGTCTATAGTCGTGAACAAACTGTTTCTACTTATCCCTGTCTTTTTTGCAAGTCCTGTAAGTGTATTACCTTCGTAATAGTATAACTTAAATACATCCCTATCATACCAATACACATTTTCTAATGCTTTATCTATTTGTTCTAGCTTCTGCCATTGTTGGTATTCTTCAGGATTAGGTATATTGTATAAGTGTTTCTCATTAGATGTTTCTCCTGTTTCTGTAATATCGTATGTTATAGAACTTGCTTGTGCATCTAAGTTAGTATAGTATTTTTTATACTTATAGTAGTACGGACTTCGTGGACTTGTAAAACTTCTTCTTAATACTACTGCACCATA